TGTCGGCTGATGGAAAAACTCCTAACCCTGCGTTTAATAAAGCGTTTTATGACCGCGCTACGCAGATATGGGAAGAAAAGTATAGTTCCCATCCGTTACGTCAAGTGTGGGCTGCTGCTGAAGCTGCAAAAGAGCTTGGAGTGTTAAATCAGAACATACAGCAAGCAAAAAAAGAGGGGTTTGACAAAGGGAAAGAAAATAAGCGTATTCTCGGTCCGGCTGGACAGGGAGGCGCTGCTCAACCTAAAGCTGGAGGGAAGATGAGCAAGGAAGCGTATCTTGCGTTATCTCCTGAAAAGAGGCTTGAGGTTGATAAACAAGAAATTCTTGGAGGAGCAAATGGGTAAGAAGTTTGTGCCAATGTTTCTGCGTATCTTATTCGATACGCGAGGTTGGACTACCGAAATGAGTGTAACGGGTATATCAGAGATAGATTCAGCGATCCCGAATTACTGGGCAGAAGGAATTATTGCTGATGGTAACCGTGAATCATTTTGGGGTTCATTGTCAGGTAAAGAAGGTTCGTTCATGCCGGTTATTGACAAAACCGGACAGTTAGCAAAGAACGGAGATTACTTAACTTTTAACACTATCGAACAGTTGATGGGTACTGGTGTTACTGGTGAAAGCGTGTTGAAAGGACAGGAAGAAAAGTTAGGTGTTGGTTCGTTCTCTGTTGCTGCTGATGTTGTGCGTCATGCAGTAGCAGTATCTCGTAAGTCCACGAAACAGGCTAATTTCGATGAAGTACAGCAGGCTAAGAAATTGCTTGATGACTGGATGGCGAGGAAGTTAGACGGCGATATTTTCACCAGTATCAAAGATTCAACCGATGTGGATACAATCTATGGTGGTGGTGAATCGTCAGAAGGCGCGTTAAATGCGACAACTGGCCAGTATTTTGGCCCGACAGAGATTAACCTTATGCGTATGGCGTTAATTCGTCAAGGCGCGACTCCGTTAAAAGTTGTCAAATCAAACGGTCGGTCAATACCGATATACGGTTGCGTGTTCGGGGAAATGGAAGAATATTATCTCAACCAGAATACGTCCTTTGTCAACGCGGTGAAAGAAGCGTGGGAACGGTTTAAAGGCGGAAACGATAACCATCCGTTGTTTAACGGTGCGGTGGGTATTTATCGTAACGTTATTCTTTATCCGTACTACTCATTGCTTCCGATTCCGCAGGGTACAGCGTTACGGCCTGAAACAACTCTGTCGGCGACACTTGTAACCGCAGGAACTACGGCGTATGCTGGTATAGCTGCTGATGGGAATACATTGGCAAATTATACTTTGTATTTTGCATCGTCAGGTTCGTTGCAAATCGAAGATGAGATAATCTCGTATAGTGGTAAAACTATATCAACGTTTACTGGCCTTACTCGCGGTGTGTCGAGTACCACAGCAGCGCAACATGCTGCCGGAGTGCTTGTAACTCAGCGCAACGTATCTACAGTAATCGGTTTTGGAGCAGGTGCAGTATATCGTGCGTTCCCTGAGAAAGCTGAAGCAATCGGGGATAAGGACGATTACGGCGAACAGATCGGGCTTGGTATTCGCGCATACTATGGTCAGTCTGTGTTTAAAGATAAACGGCGCGGCAAAGGGAAGAATCTTGTGAAATGCAAAGTGTATTCACCTAACCCTGGAACTATATAAACTTAAAGGAGGATAAAACAATGAAACGTTTATTTGTTTTGTGCCTGCTGATGGTTTTACTGGTATCAGGGGTAAGTTATGCAGCGACAAAAGCAAGTGCAGTAACTCAAGTAGGTGAAACTGTTGCAGTATGCGATGGTTCTACCGGCGACAGCCAGGAAGTTACAACGGCAGGTTCTGCTGCTACAACTAACTGGTCAGTTGCTAAAGCATCACAGTACAGCATAGGGTCTGTGCGTACTGGCGCAAGCAGGTTGCAGAGTATCACAGTTACCAGCCAGACGGCAGGTGATTGGGCTGCGATTTACGATGCAGCTTCAGCAACAGGTACACCCGTATTTGACGTTGCTATTAGTGCTAATACGTCAACTATGACCGTTGATTGTAAAGGTGCGTCACTCTCAACAGGTATTTATATAAATACTTATGATGGTGATGTATTTACAACGGTAGTGTACGATTATTAACAATTAAAGACTATGGGAGGGCAGGGATAAAATTCCTGCTCTCTCGTAGCAGTTGCATGGTTGATAAATTCATAAAATTTATGTTGTTAGTTTCGCCTCTTGCGTACACAACAGGGATTAAACCGGAAACGTTTGAGACGATGTTTTTCCATTTTGGGGTTATCGGGTTATTTATGGCGTCATTATTAGATACGCCAAAACGCGAGAATATCCCTATAGCAAAAGAGATAGTTTTATTCTTGTCTTTATGTTTAGTTAGCGCCGCAGTACATACATTTCCCATATTTTCATTAGGTGCAATATTCAATCTTTTTATATTCTGTATTTCATTAAACATTATTCATAGATATATGAGTGAGCCTCAAAAGTATTATAAGTATATAACTTGGGCGGTGGGTATAAATATACTTATATATTTAGTACAACGGTACTGGTTCAACTTCTTACCATTTGAGCCGTTGTATGCGTTAGGAGGAATATTCGGGGTAACTCCAAGACTTGCCAATTATCTTGCTATAACAACTCCGATGCTTCCATTCGCGGCATGGTTTATTATCCCGATTATATCTTTAATTATTGCTCAAATACCTGCGATTGTTGTTGTGTTTGGATTGTTTGGGGTAAAGTTATTCAAGAAATGCGCGACTATGAAATTCTATAAAACAACTGTTTTGGTGTTAACGAGTGTGTTCGGTATTTTTATATGGAAACTCACAGGGCATATTAGCATATCTATTTCCAGGAGAATTACTGAAATATGGAAACCTATGATTATAGAAATATGCAAGATGCCGTTTATCGGTCATGGGATAGGTAGTTATTATTCGCAAGTAGGCACAGATCCGTTTAACACATACCTTGCGTTTATATACGATGTTGGGATACTGGGGTTAGTTTTAATAGGATATACGTTGTACAGAATACGGAAATATTTCAGTTTAGAAATAAACTCAATCGCGGTAATCGTGTTACTTGGCGTATCTGTGATTGATTATGCAGTAGAAATACCGAGATTGTGGTTTACAATTTCGTTTATAGTGGCAGCGTTTTTTATAAAAAAGGAGTGTGCGAATGTTAGTAATGAATGTATCAAATGAACGGGTTATTATAACTGAGTACAACGGTAAACGGTTTTGTTTTTACCGGAAAATCCCTGTTGATATTCCGATAGCGGCGTATAATTTCCTGGTACAATCGAAACATGTAAACGCGCAGGATGTCCAGCCGGTTGAGCAGAAACCGCCTGAGCCTATATCACCTATGGAATTAGGGAAAGAAGAAGTTAAAGAGAGTATTCAACCAGAAGTTAAAAAAGAAGCTAAACAAAGAGGGAGGCCGCGCAAATGAAATTCACCACAGTTTTAATAATCGCATGTTTAATCGCAGTCAGTTTATCAGGAGTATTACAAGCTAAACCAATATTCAAATCAGAGTTACAAATAGCGCGTGGGGATATGACGCTATTACGATCTGCTGTGGCGTCAAACGATACAGCTCCGACTATCGGTACAGGTATTAACCTAAGCAAGTATAAGAAAGCTAAAGTTGATTTCACCGTTACGGGTACAACTCCAAGCTGGACAGTTACTCCTCTTTTTGGTAACGCATTAGCCGGAGTATATGTCAACGGTACAGCAATGACGATAACATCAAACTCAACCTATGAAATAAGCGTGTACAACGAAGATGATTTCAATATTACGTGTACCGGCATGTCAGGAACTAACCCAACTATCAGTGTATATGTAACTCCGGTAAACGATAATTAAAGGTGGGTAAATGAAAAAGTTTATTCTTGCAGTATCGTTTGTTTTATTGACTGCGTGTAGTGCGTTCTGTTCAGGGTTTGAACAAGTGGCGTTTAAACAACCAACTTGGGGATTATCCGGCTTCTATGGAAGCGACATGCAGAGGGAACGAGGGTTCGGTTTTCTGCCAACGGGGTTGACATTTTACAATTATTTTTCAAACGCTGTTTCAGGGGACAAGATTACCCTCAACGCTGACTACTCCATAGGCTCACCCGTAGCCACATTCACCTCCACCTCCGGTTCATTCACCATCACAAGTTCAGGGTATCAGGCGACAACGGCTAATGATGAGGTGTTGAAGTATTTGACGAGTTTGAATTGTACGGCTGCTGTTGAGATGATAATTATACGTTTTACTGTATTAAGCAGCAATTTCGCTAATGATGGAGTGTTAAGAATATTGCACGATACCGACACAAAACAAAGATGGATTTTAAAATTTACTACAAGTGCCGGAATAAATATTTATCCAAACTACACAGATAGCAACTCGTCAACAGTAGTAACAACTACATCGTTAGTTAATGGTAGTACATATACGTTTGTAGGGATTATGTATGGCGAAACAGCAGGTACTAATGTTGGCAGTTACATAGATGCTGTTCTTCAAAATACAAGTACAAATAATTATACCGCGCCCACATGGGGAGATTATTTTTATTTAGGTTCTCGTAATACTGGGGCATCACAAGCAAATATTTCTATTAAGTCATTCGCGCGTTTTTCAAGAGCGTTAAGTGCAAGCGAATTTGCAGTAGCAAGCAGCCAGATGGAATGATAAAAACTATCTTGTTTATATTATTGTTTCCCGTTTCGGTATTTGCATCATTGATTGATACATCAGCCACAACTGAAACCCAAGCATTATATACCAAACTTCAAAACGCACAAGGGAACTATATATATTTTGGACAGCATAATTTTGTCCGCGAGAATTCAGTAAGTATCATCGGTACGGACTATCGTAATTCAGATTGTTACAAAGTATCAGGAAAATTGCCGTATCTTATGGGTATGAATTGGATAGTTGATGAAAATACGTTTACGCCAGGTAAAACAACTGTATTAAAAATTCATAATCGCCAGGGCGGTTTTTGTATGATGACTTCAATTCCTGAAAGAAATTTAGTTACAGATGGTGGAGCAGGAGATTTAACAGGAAACCCGGTGCATGAAATGTTGCCGGGTGGAAGTGTAAGAACAACTTGGTTGGCGATACTTGATAATTTTTATACATGGTGTACTACAGAATTTTTAGATGATAAAGGGAATTTAATTCCACTCATTATAAGACCGTTTCACGAAATGGACGGGAATTGGTTTTGGTGGGGGCGTACAGCATGTTCCGATGCTGATTATATTTCATTGTGGCAAGATATGGTTACATATTTACGCGATACAAAAGGATTGCATAATTTAATATGGTGTTATTCCCCTGATTGGAAATGGTCGCAAGCAACGTCTAAATACCCTGGGGATGCGTATGTAGATATTATTGTTGCTGATTGTTACGATGCCGATGGTACAGCAAGTAATTTAATGACACAGTATGGCGATGCGTATGATTTTGCTACATTACATAATAAGATTTATGCGATAGCGGAAGGATTGAGAAATTTAGTTTTAAATCCATTAGCTGATTTTTGGACAACTTATTACTCTGATTTAATTCTTGCTGACAGTAAAGCGAGTAATGCGGCGTTTATCGCAGTATGGAGTTCGCCGACTTGGAGTGTAAGTGATGGAGGCATTGACGCTCCCTCATTTCTCACCATGTCTCAAAATCCTAAAATAAAAATGCTTCAATATCATAATATAATCGGCAATAGCACATGGCATAACTCCACTATCGGTAATTGACAAGGTATGGGAAAGGATTAGAAGATGGGGAACGATAAATCGAGGTTTGCTCAAAAGACATTTCCGATAAAAACGGTTGATGAGTTATACACGTCTTATGATTTTGTTAATTCGTTTACTGTTGCGACAGCAACGACGGACTACAACCTCAAAACGCAACAAACCGATTCATTCAAGAACGTAGGAAAAGCGTGGCTTGCGATTATATGGAGCGATCAGGATATATCAATCAAGCTAAACTCAACGTCTAATCCGTCAATCGCGGTATCATTAAGCGATACTCCGTTTGAGTTACGCAATATATTTGAGATTTCAAATATATTCATTACAAACGCATCTGGCGCAACAGCAAATATAAAGGTGATGTTAGTATGAGCGGAGCATTAGATTTTATAGAAGATTATAAAAAGTTGTTAGGCGAGAACGATAAAGAACAACATAGAGTAAACGCATTAAAATCAGAAAAAGTGGAACTTGAAAAAGAAATTGATAGCCTTAAAAAACAACGAAATATCGTATGTTCAACGATTGAACAAGAACGGCAGAAAAGTATTGACGCTATCTCTACATCCCAGAATAATGCTGATAGAATTTTCAGACAGGAGAATACACGGCTTGCAGATAAAGAGGTTGAATTAAACAAACTGGCTGATAGATTGAACGAGTTAGAGCCGAAACTCAATCAAAAGAAAGCAGAGTTAGACCAAAAAGAGGCTGAACTTATATCGTTTGGGAAAAAAATTAAACATTTAGAGATTGATGTTAGAGAAAAAGCTGAGATTGTAAGTAAGCAAAAAGACAATAACGAACTTATGCTATCAAGGATTAAGGCAGAAAAAGACCAAGTTGACGCTGCTATGAAAGGGTTGAGGCAAGGGCAACAGGATTTGAACGAACAGTTATTAGGATTTAGAAACTCTATAGATGAGTTGCATAAAGCACAAAACCAGCTTGATATTGACAGAAAATTGTTAAAAGACGCTCAAAATGGATTAGAAAAAGATAGGCATGGAGTAGAACAGCGGTCAAATGAAATAGATAATAAAGATAAGGAATTAAGAAAACTCGATTTATCTATAACAGAAAAGATGAAAGATTTGAACGATAAAGAACGGTCAATCGCTGCAATGAAGAATGAACTTGATTTTAAGATTGCCAGATTAGAAAAGGGGAAAGTATGAAATTAATAAGCATATTATTAGCCATATGTTTATGTTCTACGCCGGTATATGCTCAACGGGTAACGTCTAATTATCCGATAATCCAAAATTCAAATACTACGGTATCAGGTGGAGGCAGGATATTAAATTTTATTGGTAATCTTATTGCTACATTTTCAGGTGGTAAATATCATATAGGGTTAACTGAAAATATAACTGTTACAACATTAACCGCTGGAACAGGTGTATTCACTGACCCAGGCACAAGCGAGTTTGGCGACATCAATGTTACTGGCAACCTTACCATTGATGGCAGGCTCAATATCCCTCACTCTACCACTCTACCGGCAACGTGTTCAGTAGGCGACGTATACCAAGATACTGACGCTACATCGGGACAACGAATATATGTATGTGAAAGCGCGAACACTTGGATACTGCAAGGGGATGGTGGAGGCGTAGAAGTTGACCCTACAGTTGACACCTCAGCAGAGATACAAGCAATCATTGGGGCGAATATATATCAAGCGTATGATTTAGACTTGACAACCTATGCCGGTATCACTCCATCTGCAAATGCACAGACACTTTTGGCTGAAACATTCGCTCAAATGCAAGCGTCTTTGAGTATTGATGATCTGGTTACGCTTTCGGGTGTAGCGGACGGTTCTGCTCATCTGGCCACGTTCACAGGAACGACAATAGCAGATAATGTAACTGTTAAAGCAGCGTTACAGGCATTGGAAACATCTGTTGAAACCAAAGACGCAGTTGTTACCGCAGGTAGAAGCCTCACCAGGACCACAAACGATATAGCAGCTGATGCTGAATTATACACCGATACGAAATGTATATACTGGCAGAATGTAACTGCTGATGATGATTTCAAGTCTATATGGCGTCCTAAAGGGTACGCTGCAACGATTACGTCAATATGGGCTGAATCTGACCAGACAGTTACATTCATGTTGCAGGTAGATGACGGTTCTCCGGCAGATGTTGATAGCGTAGACTTAGCCCCAGCTGCTGGAGTGGCAGAAGATACTTCGCTCGATGGTGATGCTACACTTGCAGATGGGGATAGGTTAGATATGGCTATTACTTCAGTAGCAAATACTCCAACATGGTGTTCGGTGTGTTGGACGTTTACACGCGATGATTAACAAGGAGTGGTTAATGAAAAAGTTTATACTTGTATGTCTATTCTTATCAATAACTCGGTTTGCGTTTGCTGACGTTACCGCAACGGTTATAGGAAACTCAATTGATGATAACGGGGCTATTGTAGTAAAAACTCAATATAAAATTGACGGTATGGAAGTATCCAGTCCATATCCCAAAGTTGACGGGAAATATTGTTTCTGGACACGGTACGATATAACTAATTTTGCTAATATGGATAACAAACAGATCGAATCGTATATTCTAAAAGATATAACCAACTTCTCAGAAACGTTGATACGTAAAAAATATATTGCTATTCAAAATGCGTTATGCAATTTAACTGGATTGATAAATAAAACATCTTCAGTATCTACAGCAGATATACTCGTAGATACTAATAATGATGGGCAACCAGATACAAAATGGATAGTAAAAACCGACGGTGATAAAACAACTGAAAACTATGAAAAATAGAATTATTCTGATATTAATATTGTTTCTCTGTTTATCTATCTCAATAGGATACTGTACTGATTATACATTAGATTCAAGATTTGCTGGCGCATGGTTATTCACTGAAGGAAGCGGAACGTCAGTAGATGACAGTACTGCAAATTCTAATGTTGGTACGTTCCAATCGTCAGGGCATCCGTCTTGGGATACTACTGATGTATCGTTTGCTACATCAGGAGCTGCGCCTAATTCAGTATACTTCAACGGAACTGGAGACTATATAAACGTAACCACGATGGGTAGTTTCGGCGGTGGGCTTGATACGAATTATCTTATAGCGACAACACGGATTAAAACATCAGCAACAGCGGCTACATCATGTATGGGAACATTGAATGACGGAACAACTACTGGGTGGAATGTTGGATTAAATCAAAACAATGCCTACAGCGCTGACGCAGGAAAAATATACATATTCCGTCGAGATTCAGATAATGTTATAACGGTAAGTTCAACAAATGATGACCAGTTAATAAACGATGGGAATTGGCATCATGTTGTATGGATGGCAAATAACGACGATCCCCATGTATGTTATTTTGACGGGGTATCTAAAGCAATAACACGCGCTGCTGCTACCAATGCCGATAATATGGTAAATTTCGTATATGGGGTTTATTTAGGAGGTACAAACAGTAGAGGTAACGCAACAGTTCAAGGTCCGTTAGTGGGATATTTAACTGATACAGCTATAGGAAACGATGCAAGTGCATTATCATCGACAGAAGTAAACGAGATATACGATTATGGGCTTAAAGGACCGGCAGCAACTACACGGCGTAGAATATTATTAATATCATGAAACTATCTATCATCATACTACTGATTATCAGTGCGTTAGTCATGGTATCATACTTCGGGTTTAGGTACGTACCACATGAATCACGAGCATCGTGGTTTATTAGAAACGAAATTAAGAAAATGGACAGTGTTGAGTATGATAGGCATAAGATAAAACAGCTTAGGGATATGTTAAAACGTAGATGAAAAAAACTATATTCTTTGTACTTATACTGTTAGTTTGCGCTGGCACTATTAAAGCTATGAATACTGAAATGTTAGTAGCCAGCAGTAAATCAAATAGGTATCATCGGCAATCGTGTGTGTATACATCAAAGATAAGCAAGAAAAACTTACTCTTTTTCAAAACACCGGACCAAGCGATTAAAGCAGGGTATGTACCTTGCCGTGTATGTAAACCACCTATTATCAACGAGGAATAAAATGCCAACGGAGATATGCGACCAACATATGCAAATAGCAACAGATTTGGCAACAATCAAACAGGTTACTAATGATATGCACGCATCGTTCCAGGAAGTAAAGTTACGGTTCATAGGGCATATACAAGAAGGTGAACGTCCGGGTGGGATTAGAGAACGTGTGCTAATTCTTGAACGTGAAGTATCTGCTCTTAAAAAAGCTATGTGGTTTCGATGTATTGTATCAGGTTTAATCGGTGGGCTTGTTGGAAGCGGCGCGGCTGATGCTATATCGTTAATAGTTAAAATATTGATGAAAGGTGTATGACATTCGATATTGATAGACGTAACCATAAACATTGCCCCGTATGTAAAAGTACGAATATAGAAATAATATTATCTCCTATCCCGACAAGCAAGAATTTCTGGTATGGATGTATAGATTGTGGAAGCAAGATACTGGCGAAACGGGAAGAAGATAGACAGTTTTATAAACACGAAGCAAGCGCGTTTCTATAGGAGATAATATGAAAGAATTAATATCTGTACTTATTAAAGAATGGGGGAAGGCGCGGACAATATTCACGATGATGTTTTATGGAGCATTTTTATATCTTATGATTAAAGGAACGCAAGTACCGCCGGAATTGAATACAATTATCTCGACGTTATTTGGCTACTGGTTTGGTCAAAAACAATCAGTTAAAAAGGAGGATGGAAAATGAAGATGCCTTTATGGATTAAAGCAATATTCTCAGCATTATGGAAATCGTTTAAAGAGTTTATGAAACAAGTGTTTACTCAATCGCTTGAAATAGCGTTAGCAGCACTTAAAGATATAGCGATTCAGGCTGTTAAAGAAGTTGATAATTTTACTACATTCACAGACCAACAGAAACGAGAAATGGCGTTTGATAAAATAAAGAAATATGCGGTAGAAAAAGGGTTAAGCGTTAAAGATTCTATCATAAACTTGGCGATCGAACTTGCTATTCAATATTTGAAGAATACTAAATGAGCGCAGTTAAAGATTACGGGAAAATAGGTGCGTTTATTGTTACAGGTATAAACAATTTCTCTAACTGGATTAAACGGAAAGTACGGCGCGATAATGTTCAAGGTATGGACAAAGATGTTGATAATAATAATACTTCTGGCATCTCTGACCGGCTGCATGACCTCAAAAACGCAGCCAAGAATAGAGACGATTCAAAGTAGCCAAGATGTAGAAATTATCAACAACAAGATTTGTATGGATAAAGAAACGTTTAAATGGCTTTATCGTGAAGCTATGCGTGGAGTTAATTGTAAGGAGTGAGTATGTTTAAATTTTTAGCAAGATTATTTCAAGATGAAATCGGAGGGTTAGGAGTTGTTTTTGGGTCTATTATTTCCGCTGTTGCTGATTTAACAGGTGAGGATTCTACCGATTCAGTTGTAAAAATAAAACGGCTTATTAACACAAAAGGGAACGAGTTTTGCGATATTGCCGATTTTGATTTTTTACGGTCAGATATTAGTTTCAGTATAACAACGGCAAACTATAAGTATTCCGGTGCATCATATCTGCCTACAACGTTTAAAAAAGTTATTGCTGCATATCTGCTTGATGGAACTGACCGTTGTCCATTAGAAGAAATAAGTGTATCAGAGTTATACGCTCTCCCGAACCCTGATGACAATGATGGCAGGCCGGACAAATTTTGTATTACCAGAATAGAATCAGGGTATTATGAAATAGCGTTTAATAGGACGCCAGATAATACATATACGGTATATTTTGAAATTGAATTACAGTGGACGGATTTAAGTTCATCTACCGATGAATCAGTGGTAACAACGCCATTCTTGCCATATTTCGCTCAGTTTGTATCTATTGACCGCGCAGCGCAACAAGGCGATACTGAGTTACAAGCAAGTTTAAATAATAGATGGTATAACCCTATGAATCCGATAGATAGTATGCTAACTCGGATGTTAAAGAAAATAAGCCATCCGTTAAAGAAAAAAGGCGCTGTTATTGATATGAATAAATGCGGTCAATCTGTGAATGTAGTCAAAGGAGACTATAACCAATGATAGGGAAATCGTTTTTTCCTTTAACATTAGTATCGAATTTCAAAGGGGTTAACGCTCGCGATTCCGAAGAAAATACGGATTTAGGGGAATGGGATTCTACGTCTATCAATATATATTCAAACCCACAAGGCGCATTAGCATCACGGCCAGGGTTTACAGGTATTACTGCTGCGTCAATCGGAGCAACAACGGAATGGTGCGGATTCTATCAGTTTGATAAGCATTCCGGAGGGTCAACATCGAGCAAATATATCGGTGGCGCGTCTAATGGTAAAGTATATGATTACACAAGTGGCGCGTATGTAGAAATATATTCAGGGTTACCAACCACAAATGACGATGATGAACGGTTTTCATTCTTTACTTTAGATAATACCGTAATGATTATGCAATCGCTCAATGAGCCGGTTGTATATACCGGCACAGGGTCAGCAGCTACATTTGCCACATCTGTTACGGCAGACTTTGGGATTGAATGGCAACGGTATGGATGGCTACATTCTACCGTTGATCCAAGACTTATGTATTACTGTACCACGTTAGGCGATCCTGATAGCGCATATACGTCATTCTTAAACTTTGATGATGATGGGGATAAAGTTGTTGGTGCTTGTAAATCTGGCGACGATATGATTATCGGTAAAACTAATGGATTATACCGTGTTCAGTACCGAGGTACAACTCCGTTGTTTAAAAAATACCGTATTCCTACAAAAGTAGGCCCTGTATGCCATTGGGTTATGAAAGAAATCCCTGATGGGCGTATGGTATTTCTTGCCCCAGACTGTAATTTTTATATGTTAGACGGGGATAGTGTTATTTCGTGCGGTGATAATATCCAACCATTTGTTAAAGATGGAGTAATGGCAAGATTGAAATACGCTGTATCGGGTATTCTATATGCGCGTAATCAATATTGGTGTTCGTTCACGTATACATCAGGTGCAACGCAAAATGATAGAACAATAGTTATGGACTGGTCTCGACCGTATGCAGATAAATGGGGGAAAGCTCAATATCCCTGGTTTATTTATTCAATAGGAGCGAACTGTTTTGCCGAAGTTTCAGTATCAGGACAACAGTATTTATATCATGGGGGATACACAGGGAAAGTATATAAAAACGATACCGGCACAAATGATGATGGAGTTACGTTCAATTCTACATATAAATCAAAACAAATTTCGCATGGCGATCCGACACTTGAGAAAAAGTATAGCCATATATCTTTGTCATTAGAGAATCAAGGGGATTGGGATTTGACTATACAAGCAATTTGTGATGGTAATGCCGCAACTGAAAAGAATATTACGCAGAATTTATTAACCGGGCGCGGATATACTACTATGTGGGATAGGTTTAATTGGGATGAAGGGTACTGGTCCAGCGAATCAGATATGGATGTAACCAGAGAAATAAATAGACAGGGGAAAGTTATTGAAATATCGTTTGGCACAACAGGGCTTGATGAATCCTGGCTTGTGTACACGTTCTCATTATTAGCAAAAGCTATAGGGCGTGGAATTAGGCGAAGGGAAACAAGTTAATGGATATACGGCTACCGATTAAAGATTTAACTAAACCTGCTGATTTACAAAAACTATTATCTACTATTTCGGAGTTAGCAGCGTCTTTAGATGTCTTGACTTCAACAGATGCACCGAATGGGAGTATTTCAGCAAGAGAAGGCAGATTATGTGTCTATAATAATTCAGGTACATATTCGTTATGGGTGAATACTACAGGGTCAACTGTATGGCAAAACGTGAGCGCATCAGCGTCATTAGACAATTTATCATCAGTTGCAATAAATACATCGTTAATTTCTGATACTAATAATATGGATGATATAGGGTCAGATGATATTAAATGGAAAAATGGGTATTTTGCAGGGATAATGAAAGTGTTAGGCGATATTTATACCGTAGTGTGGACAGATTACGCAGCGACTTCAACGATTGTTGGATTTAGTTCTGTTTCCGAGAAGTTTATTTACTATAAAAAAGTTGGAAAACTCGTGTTTGTTAATGCGTATATAGTAGGCACAAGCAATGCAACAGGTTTTTCTTTCACAGTACCGTATGAATCAGCAGCAGCCGGGAGTGCTGGTGCATTATGGACCTTTCCGTGTTACGGTATAGACGCAGGAACACCGATGTCAACGCCAGCCAGAGCAGAGTTGCCTCCTTCCAGTCAGGTAGTTACATTATCGAAAGATATGGCAGGTACGGTATGGACTAACTCAGGAAATAAACGTATAAACGTAGCAATGTGGTATGAAGCAGCAAGTTAAAAAGGAGAAATGATGTATAAGTTTATTTTGGGATTATTGCTCGACGAACATGGTGGTACATTAGCGATTACACGAAAAACAGCTAATACTTTGGCAACAGCAGCAGCGATGAACACTAACTATGCCGAAATTGAAGCTGTAATAAATGGGCATATTGACGCGGACAATATTGAAGAGGACGGAGTAACTGCGGTAAAAATTAATTCTGATGTTGTGCGGACTAATTACGGGCTTGTACAACATACCGACGGAAGTTTATATGTTGACGTATCCGACACTAACCCTGGATTAGAGATTACAGACGGAGGTATCCGCGCCAAAGTCTATGGCTTGGCTTCTCGGACTTCAAACGGCATAGACATAGGCAGGTCAGGTGATTTGCTTTTATCTTCATCGAGCACGACTCCTGACGGATGGACTGATGTTTCAACTACCTATGCAGATAAGATGATACGCATTTCTGCGACTGCCTTATCCACAGGGGGAAGCGATACTTTATCAGGCAATACAGGCTCAACGACGCTAACAGCCGCACAGTCAGGTCTACCAGCGCATACACATTATGTGTCTTATGGTGGCTCGGATAGCGGAGATGCAGCAAGCGGATATATCGAGCCGCCTTACAATACCAGTA